ACATTTGGTATTGATTTGGATTCAGTAATCCATACACCAATTACAGATGTTGAAGAACTAAAACACGATATTATGAAACAGTTGAAGGATATTGAACGAGGGGATAAGGTTTTTATCCTTGTAGATTCAATTGGCAATCTTGCTTCAAAGAAAGAAGTTGAAGACGCTCTAGATGGTAAATCTGTTGCTGATATGACAAGAGCAAAACAATTAAAATCTTTGTTTCGTATGGTAACACCACATCTATCATTGAAAGATATTCCAATGGCAGTTGTCAATCATACTTATAAAGAAATTGGAATGTTTCCAAAAGATATCGTTGGTGGTGGTACAGGAAGTTATTATTCAGCAGACAATATTTGGATTCTTGGAAGACAACAAGATAAAGATGGTTCTGAGATAGCAGGTTATCATTTCATTATCAATATTGAAAAATCTCGTTATGTAAAAGAAAAGAGTAAAATTCCCATTACTATTTCTTGGGAAGGTGGTATTAATAAATGGTCAGGTTTGTTTGATGTTGCACTTGAAGGAGAATATATTGTAAAACCAAAGAATGGATGGTATGCTCTTGTAGATAGAGAAACTGGAGAAATTCAGGAACCTAATATGAGAGCAAAAGATATTGTGAATAATAAAGAACTTTGGATGAAAATGTTCAAAGAGACAGATTTTTCACAATATATTGAGAAGAAATATAAAGTTGGTTTTTCTAATATTATAGAGAAAGATGAAGTAGAATGAGCATAGAAAGAGTTATTTTTGATAACTTAATCTTTTGATAAAATGAAAGAATAAATGGAAAAGACATGAATATTGATAACATTTTCGTGAACATTTTGGCTCATGATAAACTGAATGTTGATAATACTAATATACTTGATTTTTGTGAAAAACTGCCAAATAATGATTCTGGAAGACAGGTCTCAAATGAAGGCGGATATCAAAGTAATATTTTTGATATGTCAACAACCGAATCTTTACTCGAACTACATAAAAAAATTACAGAACAGGTAAATTGGTTACATGATTATATGGGATTTAAAACTTCACTCAAGAAAACCGTAGACCAATGTTGGGTAAATATAAATCCTCCTGGAACTCACAATTCGATGCATACTCATAGTGGAGGTGTATTTACAGGAATCTATTATGTTAAGGTTCCAGAGCACTCAGGCAATCTTCAAATGATTACACCAATTGCACCTTTTGATTTCGTGATGAAAGGTGAATACATTGATGTTCCAAACCAATTCAACAATTCTAACATCTTGGTTCAACCGAAAGAGAAACATTTATACATTTTTCCTTGTTGGATTGCCCATCAAGTTCAAACTAATCTATCAAATGAAACAAGAATCAGNATTGCNTTCGATATTGCCATTAGTTAAGAAAGGTAATACTATATGAGCATAGAAAGAGTTATTTTTGATAACTTAATCTTTAATGAAACTTATGGAAGAAAGGTNATTCCTTTCCTCAAAGAAGAGTATTTCTCTGATAGAAATGAAAAGATTGTATTCAATCTAATTGATGATTATGTAAAAAACTATAATTCTTTTCCAACAAAAGAAGCACTCTATATTGACCTTACAAATAAGGAAGGAATCAATGAAGATTCCTTTCAAACTTGTAAAGAAATAGTTGATAATNTCAATAAGCAATATGACACAGACTTGGANTGGTTACTTAACCAAACAGAAAAGTTTTGTCAAGAGAAGTCTGTGTATAATGCTATAATGGAGAGTATTTCTATTTTGGATGATAAAACAGGTAAGAAAACAAAAGGTGCTATTCCAGATATTCTATCAAATGCACTTGCTGTTTCATTTGATTCACATATTGGTCACGACTTTATTGAAAACTACGAGGAACGATTTGATTTTTATCATCGTAAAGAAGTTAGGGTTGAATTTGATTTAGATTATTTTAATGAAATCACTCGTGGTGGATTACCAAGGAAAACTTTGAACATTGCAATCTCAGGAACTGGAGTTGGGAAAACTCTCTGTATGTGTCACTTTGCTTCTGCTAATCTAACTGCAGGATTAAATGTTCTTTATATTACAATGGAAATGTCAGAAGAAAAGATTGCTGAAAGAATTGATGCTAATTTACTTGATATTTCTTTAGAGAATTTATCAACATTACCAAAAGAATCATATGATAAAAAGATGAAACGACTAAAGGAAAAAACAAAGGGTAAGTTGATTATCAAAGAATATCCAACTGCTTGTGCAGGTTCTGGTAATTTTCGCCACCTTTTGAATGAACTTAAAATCAAGAAAAGTTTTGTTCCAGATATTATCTATATTGACTACCTTAATATTTGTTTATCAACAAGGTTGAAATCCAATTCTAATGCAAATTCCTATACTTATATTAAGGCCATTGCAGAAGAATTACGAGGTCTAGCAGTGGAATACAATGTTCCTATTGTATCTGCAACTCAAACAACTAGAAGTGGATATTGTGTAGCTTTAGATACTAAAGTATTCGCAAACAATCAGAAAAAAAATATTGTTGATGTTGAAATTGGTGATAGTATAGATTCATTCAATAGTAAAAATAAAGTAATTACAAAATTTCCAATAGTTAAGAAAAAAGGTTATAAAATCACTTTAGAGTCAGGTAAACAGATTATATGCAGTAAAGAACACTTGTTTCCAACAAAAGATGGAGAAAAGAGTATCAAAAGAGGTCTAAAAATTGGAGAGTATCTACAAGTTAAAAAGCAATAAAATATAAATAGATGTTTGTATTGAAGAAAGGAAAAAAATAAATGATAAACATCTATTTGATAACAAATAACGCAGTTTCGCCCAAAATGTATTATGTAGGAAGAACAAAAAAACCACTTGATGAAAGATTAACAGAGCATGTTAGAATGGCTTCTAGAAATTTCAATAGATTGTTACACGAATCTATCTTAGAATATGGTAAAAGAAATTTTACCATAGAATTATTAGAAGTTGTTGAAGATGATATTTCTTATGAGATAGAAGAAAAATATATAAGAAAATATAATTCACATTATATAGATGGATTTGGTTATAATATGCGTTATGAAAGCATAACAAAAGATGTAAACTATTATGGTGCAGATAAAGAAGTAGTAAAAAACAACATTTTAAAAGGAAATGCATGGAATAAAGGAATAAGCCTCTCTAAAGAAGTAAAGAGTAAAGTCTCAAAAACTAAAAAAAGAAGATTTGAGCTTGGTAAATATAAAAATTATGGTCACAAACACACAGAGGAAACTAAGAGCAAATTATCAAAAATTGCCAAGAATAGAAAGCCTATTTCATCTGAAACAAGAGAAAAATTAAGAAAACAATCTTCTGATAGGAGTTGTTATTATAATGAGAAAGAGAAAAAAAGAGTTTTCATAAAAAATTCTCAAACTATTCCAGAAGGTTATATTAAAGGCAAAGGAACTTGTTGGGTCAATAATGGAAAGGAAAATTTCAGCATTAATGTATGGGATAAAGAAGATTATTTCAAAAGAGGATATTTCAAAGGGAGAATTGTATATGTGGGAAAAAATATTAAATATTGAAGAAGTTGGTGATGTCGATATGATTGATATTGAAGTTTCTGGTAATCATCTTTTTTATGCTAATGATATCTTGACTCATAATTCAAATTCTGATTTAGGATTAGAAGATACTTCTGAATGTATATGGATAAATGAAAAGGTCAATCTTATTGATGGTAGTATTAAAACTATGTGTGATTTAGTCCCTGGAGACCAAATAATATCAAATGATGGGTTTAAAACTGTTATGTTTGTCCATCATAAAAAACCAAAAGATTGTATTAAAATAAAAACAAAATCTGGAAAAGAGATTATCGTTTCAAAAGAACATATATTTCCATCAAATAAAGGAAGAGTTTCTTATAATACAGGGCTGACAATAGGAACAAAATTAAATGTTAGGTAATTAGGTTGAATGTTGCTGGTAAAATATTCATTTTTATAAATATGAATAATACCAGCAACAGGAGATATAAATGAGAAAAATAGAAAATCCTATTGGATTGAGTATTTGTAGAAAATTTATAGAACAAAATCCTAAAAAAGAAAAAGAATATAGAATTCTTATTAACTATGTTTCAAGCAACATAACTGATAATTTAATCAATTCAAGAATTAAAATAGCAACAAAAATAGCATTTTTTAATGAAACTGATTTTATAAGTTTGTATGATGAATATATTTCTACAAATTCACAAAAGAGAAAAATAGAAATAACAAAAGGCAAAAAAGCATTAATTGAATATGAAAATAGACTGTCAAAAAGACCAAAACCAAAAATTGCTTTTTCTATTTTAGATATAAATTATTGGATAAGAGTTGGATTAAATGAAGAAGAAGCAAAATTAAAAATTTCTGAAATACAAAAGAAAAATGTTAGTAAAAGAAAAAAAGATAGTTATTTTAACTTTTCAAAAAAATTAAAAATTTCAATAGATTATTGGACTGATAAGGGATATTCAATTGAAGAGGCAGAACTATTAAGAGGACCATATTTAAACAAATGCAAAAATGATTTAACATCTATGATAGACAGATATGGTGAAGATGAGGGTACAAAAAAATATATTAAAAGAATAGAAAAATATAAAAAAAGTATGAGTGACAATTTAGGTACAAGAGGTCAATTTGGATATGTTTCTAAAGAATCTAAATTGTTTTTTATTCCGATTTACAAAAAATGTAGAAGAATGGGATTTGAAAGGAATCAAATATACTTCGGAATAAAGGGTTCTCGTGAATTTTTTATTAGAGACGAATCTTTTAATTATAACACAGGAAAATTTTATGACTTTACTATACCAAAAATAAATTTGATTGTAGAGTATCACGGAACATATTGGCATCCAAGAAATATAGAAGAATGGAGAAATTTCTCTGATTTTTATGTTGCTAGAGATGCGGATTTATATAAAGAATCGCTAGCAAAAAATAGAGGAATGGAATATGTTGTAGTGTGGAGTGATGATAATTTAAAAAGTAAACAAAAAGAAATTATATCTCTAATAGAGGAAAAATATGACAAAATTAGAAAATCTTGAAAATTCTTGTTTTATTAAAGCACAAATTATGATAGAAAAAGGTTTAGTTAAGTTATCCGAAGAAATGGATATATTCAAATTAACAGATTTGCTAATTAAATTAGAAAAAGAAAAACTATTTAAAGATTCTTTAAATGATGAAAAAATAGATTATAATGATGAAATTGTATCTATTGAAGAGGTTGGGACAATGGAAACTGTTGATATTTCAGTATCAGGTGACAATTTGTTTTACTGTAACGATATTTTAACTAAAAACAGTTTTGGACTTCCAGCAACTGCAGATTTTATGTTTGCACTTATCTCAACAGAAGAGTTAGAGTCACTTAATCAGATTATGGTTAAACAACTTAAAAATAGATACTCTGACCCAAGTTCTAATCGTAGATTTGTTGTTGGT